TACTTCGACACCGTGGTTGATCGCCCGGTCGGCATGACCGGCTCTACCGGTGGTTACTTCCCGCCTTCCGCGAACACCACGGAAAAGCAGGGTAGCCTCGGCATCAAGCGGCTGTACGTGACCCGTCAGATCGACGGGCTGGCCGTGACCGGCACGCAGTCGAAGGAAGCTGCGTACATCTCGCTGGCGAAGAAGGTCCTCGAAGAGGCGAAGGATGCCTCGACCCTCGGCATGCAGGAAGTTCTGCATGGTAACGGCCTCGCCGTTAAGGCCCTCGTGGTCAGCCGTACCAGCTCGACCGTCCTTGTCTGCTCCTCGCCCTTCGGCCTGTCTGGCGCGGGACAGGGTGGACTCCTCCTGGCCCCTGGCCAGTATATCGCCGTGCTCGACACGGACCTTGTCACCATCAACAAGCGGGCGACCATCACTGCGGTTGCCAACAGCGGTGACAACGCGACCATCACCCTCAGCACCGCGACTGAGGCTGCCACTCCGGCGACTGGCGACTTGATCGTCGCTTGCACCGACAGTGACACGTCGTATGACTCCTTCCCGAACGGGCTGCTCAACATCCTGAACGTGGGCGGAAGCTACGGCGACTTCGAGGGCATCAACGCCTCGACGTATACCCGCTGGAACACCGTTCGTCTGACGGCGGGTACCGACACCCCTTCGACCATCCCGAACGAGATGGACGTGTGGGACCTTATCACTCGTGTTGCGGCCCGCTCCGGTAAGGACGCGAAGCTCAACCCGAATGAGTTCCTGCTCCTGACCACGCCGGGCATCGAGAAGGCTCTTGCCGAATCGTTCCTCGGTCAGCGTCGGTTCACTGGCGAAGCTGCCATGAACATCAAGGGTGGGTTCAAGGCCATCAACATCTGCGGCCTGCCGCTGGTGTCCGATGGGTACTGCCCCGCCGGTAAGCTCTACCTCGTGCATCTGCCCTCCCTCGTGTGGGTGGACGCCAAGGACTGGGGCCAGATTCAGTATGAGTCGCAGGGTGCGTGGCGCTTCGTCTCCGGACGTGACGCCTTCGAGATCAACTGGGGAGCGTACCTGAACGTGGGTACCATCCAGCGGAACGCCCACGGCCTCATCACTGGGTACACCGATAGCGTGCGGTACACCCACGTCATGTAGTCTGCAAACTAGCGGCGGCTAGTCGGAGCAACCATCGAAGCACCCCACGGATAGGGTTACCGCCCGTAACCCTATCACCCTCCACCAAATCCAATGGCCATTCTTCACTTCCGTCCGAAGTTCGCGTATCGCTCTGGTACGCAGATCACCTTCGCTCAGGCCCCGATTGCGGCCACTTCGAGCGCCACGGTGAACACCCTCATTCCCCGTCCCGACGTGGAAGTCTACGTCGAGAAGGCCACTGTCACCCTGTCAACGCTTGGCGTGGCTGCCTCTGGCACCATCCTGCTCAAGCTTCAGGCTGTGGCGACTGACGGGACGACTGCCCGTGACCTGACCAGTACTGCGCTCTCCCTGGAGAGCGATGGCGTGGCTACCGCCCTGGTGCCCGTCAACCTCACCATCGACGCCACCAGCCCGAACCGGGTTATCAAAGAGGGTGAAACCCTCCGCGTCGAGATCATCAGCTCCAACACCAACGGCACTGCGCCGGTTGGGTTCGTCAACGTCGAACTGTTCGTGCAGAAGTAACCATGCTCTCTGCAACGGGTCAGCCGATCCCCCCGGCAGGAATCGTTGAGCGTTTGAAAGATGTCCACCCGAACCTCGGTATGAGGTTCTACATGCGGCCGCAAGGCGGGCACTGGTGGGCCATCATCTATGTCTGGAACGAGAACGATCCCCGTTGGGCGTGGGTACAGCAGGGGCTTTACCAGCCGCAGGATGCAGTCGATGTCGTGTGCTTCCTCCCCGACGACTGTGACGCCGATCAGGCTTACGGCTACTTCGTCAACAACGTCAAGCATGGCGCAACGACGGACATCAAGTCCCTCCTGGGACGAGTCCATGAGTTCAACAAGAGTGCCAATACTGGCGTGGTGGACGAAGCCCTCGAAGACGTAGCAGTCAAAGTCAGGGACCAGCTCGGGAAGTTTGCATCGCAGAAAGGCCCTCGGTCTTTCGGCGGACTCAAGAAGGCAGGACCAAAGAAGGAGAAATAGGTGAGCTGGACTAAGCAGGAGTTGATCGACGAAGCCCGAGCTGCTGCTGACGCCACTGGCTCATCCCGCTGGAATAACACGACCATTGCCCGGTTGCTGGACACTGTCTATCGCCGGGAATGGTCGCGTTTGCTTTCCGCCAACCCGGTCTACCGGTGGGGTTCCCGTAGCGTTACCACGGATAGCGACGGTCGGTTCGACATCGCAGACCTCTCCATTGAGGGGGAACGGTTCTACAGGATTTTGCAGATACAGGAGGGGGAAGATGTGATCCCTCCTTTGCAGGGGTCCGACCAGCCGTATGCAGGAGCGACCAGCTCCACCCTTGCAAGCAGGGCGTACTACTTCATCGGGGATACCGTGCAAGTACTGCCAGTAAGTGCTGGCAGTAATCTTACAGTCTACGTCAACCACATCCCTGACCGGGTCACGGACCTGGACAGCGCGGAAGCCGTCATCTTCCCCGACGACTATGAGATGATCCTCGCCTACGAGTGTGCCGCCTTCATGCTCGCCAAGGGCTCGGCGGAGACCGGGGCTCAGGTGGAGCTGCGAGAGCTGGCGGAGGAGATGCGGACGGAACTCCTGTCGGAGGTGTCTCGTCGGGTAGTGGGTCCCACCTTCGTAGCCTTCCCGGATCGCTCTGAGGAGTGGGCCGGGTAATGCGTCGGATTCTATCTGACGTTCAGGATGGTTTTGCAGGAGGGCTGAACCTTACCGGAGACGAGTCGCAGCTCGCTCCCAATGAGATTCGGCAGGCCATCAACGCCCGGCTAACGTGGCAGGGTGGACTCAAGAAGCGGAGAGGCAGCAAGAAGCTTCACTCGTCCGCTCTGGCAGCGTCCGTCCTCGGAGGGTTCTCGTGGAACCGCTCAAGCTCCACGACGCAGCTCGTGGTAGCCAACGGCGACCTCCACACCGGCACGTACAGCGTCGGCATGTCGTGGACGAACCAGGGTGGCACCATGTCCACGTCGCAGCCTCCCGTCTTTGCAGCGTTCCGGGATGGTACCGGTGAGTGCGTCTACATCGCGGATGGCGGTGGGCTCAACAAGTGGACGGCCGCTGGAGCCCTGACGGAGAATATCGCCAGCACTCCGAACGTCATCGCGGTCTGGGTCTACAACCGTCGCCTCTTCGGGATCACCGGAGACAGCGACATCCTCTACTGGTCGGCGCTCGACAACGGGGATTCCCTGGGGATCGCGGCCAGTGGTGGTGGCTCTGCAAACATCCGGACCTTCGGAGCGCAACGGCTTATTGCGGGTGGCGCAACTCCCATCGGCAACCTCCTCGGACACATCACGGGCATCAGCGTCTTCGAGGGCTGGACGCAGGACGACATCAGCGTAGCCTCTGGCACCAACGGCTACAGCATGGATACCGGCATGGCCGGGCAGCGGTCCCTCGTGAACATTGAGGGAGCCCTCCTGTTCGCCAGCGAGCGTGGCATCTATCAGGCGACAGCCGGTGGAGCGCAGCCGGTCTCGCAGAAGATCGACAACATCTTCACGTCGCTCTCGACGACGGAACTCCAGAGCGTCATTGGCGTTCACAACCGAGCCCACCACGAAGTCTGGTTCTATGTCCCGAGCTACGGTGTCTTCGTCTTCAACTACCGCATCCGGGCGTGGAGTGGTCCCTTCAACGGAGCCATGCTGACGGGCCTTACCGCCATGTGGCCAGCGCAGAACTCTGACGGGGAGCCCATCGTCCTTGCCGGGGACTCCGACGGATTCGTCAAGCACGTAGACATGGAAGGCATCGGACTCGACAACGTCCTCAGTGATGGGACGGGTGGCTCGACGGTCACGATGGATGTCCAGCTCCACCGGATGTTCTTCGGAGACCCCTCGGAGACCAAGTCCCTGCGGTGGGCCTTCCTTGCTGCAAACCTCAATAGCTCGACCGGCATGACCTTCGAGTGGTTTACCTCGACGG